TGGTGGGCAGCACCACCACCGAGCGGGACGGTTGTTGCGGATCCTCCACGGGGGCCGTGGCCACCGGGAGCGGGACCGTAAAGATCGGCGGCCAGCCGGCGGCCCGCATGGGCGACACCCTGGCCGCACATAGCGGCACCGGAGCCATTACGGGCGGCAGCTCTAATGTGCAGATAGGAGGTTAAGCTGTGGTAGTTGGAACACTGGGCAGCAAGATCGTTTTCCAGGTGAGTGACGATCAGGCCATACTCTTGCAGGAAATGAGCCGGGAGGTGGCCGGACGCTGGGCCAGCCATGAGGCCATGGGTGCCAAACCCAAGGCGGAGTTTTTGGGGCCGGCAAACCAGACCGTAAACCTGACCATTTACCTGTCCGCCACCCTGGGGGTGCGCCCCCGGTCCGTCATTGAGGCGGTGGAGGCCATGGTGGAGGCTGGGGCGGCGGAATATCTGATCATCGGCAACGGACCGGTGGGGAAAAATCCGTTTCGGCTGACTGGATCGAGCGAAACCTGGGCCGCTATGTACAGTCACGGGGAGTTGGTCAAAGCCACCATGGCCATCACGCTGGAGGAATACACATGACCGTTTCACCGTTTGATTTTCAGTTGCAATACACTTTTGCCAGCGATGCCATGGCAGAGCTGGACCGCAAGCTATCCCTGCTGTACTCCACCAGGGAGGGCACCATGCCCCTGGATCGGGAATTTGGGATCAACATGGATTTTGTGGACATGCCACCGGAAACAGCCAAGAGCCTGTACACGGCGGAGATCACAAAAAAGACCGCCAAGTTTTTGCCGGAGGTCCGGGTGCAAGCAGTTCAGTGGCAGCATGGCGAGGCTGGCGCACTTTTTCCCAAGGTGGTGATCACAAATGCCTAATATTACGGCAATCGAAAACACACCGGAGATCAGCTTTATTGACAATAAGACTGTGGACAATGTGCGCACCGAAATGGTGGCCGACTTTGAGGCATACATGAGCCAGGCAGAGGGCGCCCCGGTCACCCTGGACCGGGCCAGCGTCCACCGCATGATCCTGTATTCGGCGGCGGCGCAGATCTACCAGGCCATGCAGTACATTGATCGAGCCGGGAAACAAAGCATGTTGAAATACAGCTATTCCGACTTTCTGGACAACCTGGCTCTGCTGAAAGGCATCACGCGGGCACCGGCGGCGGCAGCCACCACCACCCTGCGCTTTACTCTTTCAGCGGTCCGGGATATGGCCACGGGGATCCCCATGGGGTCCAGGGTGGCCTCCTCTGGCGCTGTGTTCTTTGCCACGGACGAATACGCAGAGATCCCGGCGGGCAGTACCACGGTGGATGTACCGGCCACCTGCACGGTCACCGGCACCGAGGGCAACGGCCTGGCCGTCGGTGAGCTGTCCACCATGGTGGACCCGGTGCCCTATATGGCCAGCGTGGCCAACCTGACGGCCACCGAGGGCGGCGCGGAGATTGAAAGCGATGACGATCTGGCGGAGCGGGTGTATCTGGCCCCCAGCGCCTACTCCACCGCAGGACCGGAGGACGCATATCTTTACCACGCAAAGAAGTTCAACGCCGGGATCGGTGATGTGGTGGCCACCAGCAACCAGGCCGCCGGCAAGGTGGATATTGTCTTTATTATGGCGGACGGAACCACGCCCGGCACCACCATGATCAACGGCCTGCAAGACTATTTGAGCGCAAAGACAGTCCGCCCTATGACCGACCAGGTGACCGTGGCCGCCCCGGCGGAGGTTGCGTACAGTATCACCCTGACCTACTACATAAACCGCAGTGACAGCGCCAGAGCGGTGACCATCCAGGAGGCTGTGGCCCAGGCCGTGGCCGACTATCAGACATGGCAGCGGGCCATTGGGCGGGACATCAACCCCTCCAAGCTGGTGGCCATGATCATGGCGGCGGGGGCCAAGCGGGTAACCGTGACCGCACCCACATACACCACGGTGGAGGCCACCAAGGTGTCCGCCCTGTCCGGTGACCCTGTGATCACCTACGGGGGGCTGGAGGATGATTAAATTAAACGGGAGCCGGTTTACCGACATCATGCCCGACAACCTGGCTGGCCAGCGTGAGATCCAGGCGCTTGCCTATGCGGTGGGCCGCCAGGTGGAAAAGCTGTGTGCCTATGCAGATAGCGCCCGGACCTATGCGGCGATCCAGACCATGCCGGAAAAGGTCCTGGACGCCCTGGCGGTAGAGCTGCGCACCCCGGCCTATGATGAAAACTTTTCAATCAAGGTCAAGCGGGCGCTGATTGAGGGGACCCTGACCTTTTACATGACCATGGGCACCCCGGCGGCGGTCAACAAGATCATAGAAACCATTTTTGAGGCCGGGTATATCAAGGAGTGGTGGGAGTATGGCGGGGACCCGTACCACTTCAAAGCCTACACCACCAACCCCGCCATTACTGCGGACGATGTGGAGGAGTTCAAGCGGGTGCTGGGATCGGTCAAGCGCCTTTCCGCCTGGCTTGACGAAATTATACTGGACCTTTCCACCCCGGCGGTGGAGGTCTATGCGGGCCACTGGATCCACACCGGCGATTTTATCACGCTCCAAAGAGCGACTTTGTAAGGAGTGAAAACCCGTGTTTTATGCCCCAAAGCTGACCAACGCCGGACAGGCGTTGTACTACGAAAACCTGGCCGGGGCCGGGATCAAGTTCACCACCATTCAACTGGGCAGCGGCACCCTGGGCGGATCTATTTCCAACCTCACCGGCCTGGTCAATCCGGTGGTGGTCATTCCGGCCTCCACCAAAAACAACAACGGCCAGTATGTTGACATTTCCGGCAAGTTCTCCAACGCGGAGCTGGAGGAGGGATTTTTCTGGCGTGAGATCGGCGTGTTTGCGGAAAATCCAGATTACCCGGAGGACCGAAGCAAGGATATTCTGTACTGCTACCAGAACGCCTATGAAACCGCCGACTTTATCCCCGTTGCCAGTGTGGAAACTGTGGAAAAAAATATTACCGTCCCCGTCATTGTGGGGAACGCCTCCGCCGTTTCCTGTACCCTGGTTAAATCCCTGATCTACGCCACGGAAAAGGACCTGGAGGACCACGACGCAGACCCCAACGCCCACGCCGCCCTGCTGAACAAGATCAACGAAACCCTGAAAAACAAGCAGGACAAGATCGCAGCCACCGGGATCCTGAAAGGCAGCAAGGACCCGGACGGAAACCAGATTGTAGAAGCGGCCACGGCGGGCACGGATTACCAGCCTGCCACCCAAAACCTACGCGAGAGCGCGGACCTGGCCCTGGAGGACACGATCCCCTATTACTCCGGCACCGAGGGTGCCAACCGCCGTGTGAGCCTGCAAGCCCTCAAAAACGCCCTGGGCGTCCAAAGCCCCAGTATCATTGTAACCACCTGCGCTGGGGCCGCTGTGACCTGTTCGGATGGCGTTAAAACCCTGACAGGCAGCGGATCCACGGAGTTCTCCCTGCCGAACATCGGCACCTGGACCGTCACCGCCGAACTGGGAGGGGTCACGGTCACCAGAGAGGTGGAGGTGTCCGGCGCACTCCAATACAATGTGGACCTCATGATCACAACCGGGGTGGCCATTACCAGCGCCCCCACAAAAACCGCCTACGGCGTAGGGGAGGCATTTGACCCCGCCGGCCTGGTGGTTACCGCCACCTTTGCGGACAACACCACCGAGGATGTAACGGCAGATTGTACATACTCTCCCACTACCATGGCGGCGAACACCACGGCGGTGACCATCACATACCAGCGGGCAGGCATTACCAAGACGGCCACCCAGGCCGTGACCGTGCGGGTACTGTCCAGTATCAAAGTGACCACCGCGCCCACAAAAACCACCTACTACATCGGGGAAAGTTTCAACAGCGCGGGAATGGTGATCCAGGCCACCATGTCGGACAACACCACCAAGACCGTGACCGGCTGGACCTATTCCCCCACCGGCGCCCTGACGGCCAACAACACCACGATCACTATCTCCTACACCGAGAACGGGATCACAAAGACCTGCACCCAGGCCATTACGATCCGCACCCTCTCCAGCATCAAAGTGACCACGGCCCCCACCAAAACGGTCTACAACTACGGGGACAAGTTCAACAGCAGCGGAATGGTGATCACCGCCACCTACACGGACAACGCCACCAGAACCGTGACCGGCTGGACATATTCCCCCACCGGCGCCCTGACCCTGAACACCAAGACCATCACGATCAGCTACACCGAGGGCGGCACTACCAAAACCTGCACCTACACCATCACGGTCAACAATGTGCTTTCCAGTATTGCGGTGACAACGCCCCCCACGAAAACGGCCTATTTTGAGGGCCAGACTTTCAACCCCGCCGGCATGGTGGTAACGGCCACCTATGCGGACGGATCCACGGGCGCAGTAACCGGGTACACCTATTCCCCCACCGGTGCCCTGACGGCCAACAACACCACGATCACCATCTCCTACACCTACAACGGCACCACTAAAAACTGCACCCAGGCCATCACCGTCACGGCAATCTCCACCACCCTGAACGCCAACAGTTGGGCCACCATCCGGGCCGTGTCTGACGCTGGACAGGGCGCCAACTATTGGAATGTGGGTGACACCAAGGCGATCACCATCAACGGCAAGGTGGGCAACTTCACTTTCTCCAACCTGGCGATCAATGTGTTTATCATCGGTTTCAACCACAACGCCGCAAAAGAGGGCGGAAACCGGATCCACTTCCAGATCGGCAAGATTGGAACCACTCCCGTGGCCCTGTGTGATAGTAACTATGGTAGCAGCGGATCCTCTGCGGCTTATTTCCAAATGAACGCCAGCAACACCAACAGCGGCGGATGGAACGGGTGCAGTATGCGCAAGACCCTGCTGGGCAACAATGGCACCCCAAACAGCCCACCGGCCAACAGCCTGCTGGCGGCCCTGCCTGCGGATCTGCGGGCGGTTATGAAGTCCGTAACCAAGTACAGCGACAACACCGGCGGAGGCAGTGACACGGCCAGCTATGTGACCGCTACCACTGATTACCTGTTCCTGCTGTCCGAGTTTGAGTACCACGGCGCCCGGACCTATGCCAACAGCGCGGAGAAAAATTACCAGCTCCAGTATGACTACTACAAAGCGGGCAATTCCAAGGTGAAGTACAAGCATACGGACACGGGAACGGCGGTCATTGTCTGGTGCCGTTCCGTCCATTCCAGCTACACCTACATTTTCTGCCAGGTCAACACCGACGGCACGCCCACCAACAACAACGCGAGCATTTCCCGTGGCGTGGCCCCCGGCTTTTGTGCCTAATCGCCGCAGCATATCCGGCCTAATCCCGTCCCGCGAAAGCGGGCGGGATGAACCCCGGAGCAACCAACCCACGAAAGGAGGCGGCCCCCATGTCCGTCCTGAAAGAAAAGAGGACCACCAGCGCGGCGGAGTATGTCAACACCGCCAACCAGATTTATGTGGAAACGCTGGGCTTTCTGACCCGGCTTTCCTCCAGATACTCCCGCCTGGTAGCAGACGGCACCGCCAAGCTGGCGGGCGAGGTCATGGACCACGCCGAAAAGGCCAACAAAATATACCCGTCGGACGATCAGCGCAAGGCCCTGCGGAAAGCGCACCACCTGGAGGCCCTGGCCTCCCTCTCTGCGCTTGATGTGCGCTTAACCCACTGCTACATGGTGATGGCGCAGAACCCGCAGGGGTGTTTTACCGGGGCCAGCGGCAAGCCCGTGCCGGCGGCGGAGGCGTCCAAACGGTTGGACAGTATGGCCCAAAGCCTGGGTGAGCTGATCAGCCAGGAGGAAACCCTACTGCGGAATATCATGGAGAGCGACCGCAAGCGAAAATAAAACTTTAGTGGGTGTATCTCTGAAAACATGCCGTGTGGCAGGGCGGCTTTTTCGGCGGCGGTCAATGTCTGGTGCCGTTCCGTCAATTCCAGCAACACCAACAATTTCTGCCTTGTCAACACCGACGGCACGCCCAACAACAACAACGCGAACAATTCCCGTGGCGTGGCCCCCGGATTTCGCACCCCTTGATGGGGCGGGTCAAATGCAGTAGCCGAAAGGTGAACCGGACCCGTGCGAAAGGAGAGATACTTCCCGTGGGTGAAAATCCCCGAAACTGCCCTTTGATAGTCCTACGCGGACGCTGCTTGCATGGCGGGTTATTGTGCTACCCCGTTTCATGCGCAGGGCTTACGCAGTTTAGAGGCACACCGACAACGCAACTGTACGGAGGGCGAATACTTTTTATATGACCAGTGAGGAGCGCCGTGAGGCGCGATACCAACGCCGCCAAAGAGGGCGGCGCATGAGAAAACAGGCCCGCAGCGATAGCCTGGGCGGCCTGGATGGCGTGTTCAGTTATCGCAAAATGTTTTTCTATGGCCGGAAATGCTGTAACGGCGTGGGCTGGAAACAGTCCACCCAAAACTTTAAGCTGCACCTGTTTTCCGGTACGGCGGTGCGCCGACGCAAGATCATGACCCGGAAATGGAAACCGAGCAAAACCGTGCGTTTCACCCTGCGGGAGCGGGGCAAGATCCGGCCCATAGACGCCCCGCACATTACGGACCGGCAGATCCACAAGGTACTGACCAAGGAGGTGCTGGCCCCGCTGTATGCCCCTGTCATGATCTACGACAACGGGGCCAGTCAAAAGGACAAGGGCCTGCACTTCCATTACAGGCGTCTGCGGGAACAACTGCGCTGGCATTACCGCCGGTATGGCCGCACGGGTGCGGTGTTCCTTATGGACTTCCACCACTTCTTTCCCTCTGCACCTCACGCCCTGATTTACCAGCGCCATGCGGAACTGATACTGGATCCCGCCCTCCGGGAGATTGCGGATCTTGTGGTGGCGGCGGTCCCCGGCGGCGTCGGTATGCCGCTGGGCGTGGAACCGAGCCAGCAGGAAATGGTGGCGTTGCCCTCTTTCCTGGACAACTACATAAAGGCCCAACTGCGGATCCACGGCGCCGGGCACTACATGGATGACTATTGCATGGTGCTGGAGAGCCGGGAAAAGGCGGAGCGGGTCCGGGACGATTTGATCCAGAGAGCGGAGGCCAAGGGCCTGCAAGTGAACCGGAACAAATGCCATATAGTTGACCTGGACAAGCCTTTTCGTTTCTGCAAGGCCAAGTTTCTGCTGACAGAAACCGGAGCCGTGCAGGTCCATGGGTGCCGGGACGGTATGAAGCGGTCCAGGAGAAAATTAAAGCTATTCCACGCCAAGGTGGACGCCGGGCAAATGACGGCCAAACAGGTGCGGGAGTGGTTGCAGAGCCAGATCGCCTATTACGGCAATTTCAACGACCACGGGCGGGTGTTGCGCCTGCTACGCTTGTATTTCGCCCTGTTCGAGCGGGACAGGGACAAACAGGAGGTAAACCAATGTATCAGATCGTAAAAGACGGGGTGGCCCTGGCGATGACCGAGGCCCCCACCTATGTGCGCCTGCTGGAAAACGGGTGCTTTGCCCTTTGCACGGCGGACGCCGCCCAGGGAATTGCCCATGATGGCCATGTGTACCACCTCCTGGACCGCCCGGAGCTGGAGGGCCTGGAAACCGTCATGCTGGAGGAAGTGGACAGCGGCGCAGCCATTGGAGAGGCCAAGAGTATGGCGGGGGGCGACCCCCGCCGCCAGTGCGCCGCG